CAACATCTGCTTTAGTCTTATAGACCTTAGGGTTCTTGTTGAAGATGCCTTTCTTAGCAACAAAAAACTTACCATCAGAAGGATCGATACCCGCAAATACTGCTGGTGCACCGTCCCACTTAACAGTCACGTTGACTGGTGAGCCAGACTTACCAGATAGCATATCACGCAAAGCACGTAGATAGTTTATCGACTCTCTAGCACCATCTACACCTGCATTTAGCAAGTTGTCTTCGAGGTGCTCCATATGTGTGTTTTTGTCTTCAGTCAAAAATGATGAAAGGCGTTGCATTCTATGCTCCAAATAATTTCTTTACGTCTTCAGGATTATCGAGGCTATAAGTAGACTTGATATTAGTCTTCAGTCTGCCTTGACAGCGATATCCAGCACCGACAACACGATAGTCTTCGCCTTCAAATTTTCGTGCTTTACTTCCAGATGGTCCTAATCTAAATTCAATATTAACAGATCCTTTGTACTCAGGAATATCTAACTTGAGTGGATTACTTCCTAAATAAAATAGACCTGCTTTACCAATCTGAATGTAATATACGTTCTTTCGGTTATATGCTTTAGCGATTGTTTTCGCTGAGTCAAAAGATTGTACCGCATTCATCTTAGTTAAATAGCCGGCTTTCTGTGCCGCTGACCATGCGTCTTTAGTGACTGAACCGAAAGGTATCGTATATGGTGTTTTTTTGTGGAATGCTACGGGCTCTTGCTTACGAATAAAATTAACCCAATCTTTTAGTGCTTTATCTTGTTTCTTTGCCGCTTCTATGAAAAATGGAATAGCGTCATCGTCTACCGCATCGGGTTTGACTAAAGTGTGGGTCTTATTCTGAGTGTCTATTCTAATAGACGTACCGCCCATCTGAGCATTCTTGTCTAATTTAATTTCGATATTGAATTCTTTACCGTTGTATAATGCTTCAATATCACCTGCACCTTGATTACTGTATCCTGCACCTGGCTTACTGCCGACATCTAATCCAGTCACACCAGCAGATTTCATTGCATCGAAGACCTTTTTTTCGTATGCTAGTCCTTTTGCACCGACTGATTCGGTAATGAAACTTTTAAATCTAACTGTCATTTTTTAACCTTGAATTTAGTATCGTTTGGGTATTCACCAGCTTTAGAATTTCTTAACTCAATTACATAGTCTTCAACAGTGTTACTACATAATATCGTAATCTGCTTAGATTTTGTAGATGGATATCTTATATCATCAATTTTTATGTTTTGTGATAGCTTATCCAATTTAGTTTTACCTAACCAGAAGACTTTCCACCCAGTTCTCATTCGCCTTACGTAGAAGTAATTCATACCCCACGCTCTGTTGAAAATCTTTTCGATTTCTCTTGCATTGGCTCTAGGTACTGCGAGTTTCGGTCTAACTTTATTTATACTTCCTCGTTCATCAAAACCAGCTTGCACTTTATTCAGATCAACTCCAAATGTTTTGAGAAAGGTCGCTCCGGCAGAGTTTGGCTGAAGATTGCCTTCTCTATCAAACAAAGATGCGGCACCAGAATAAGAACTAAACGTATTACCGTTTATATCTTTGAGCGATATGTACCAAGGGTTTCCTTGATTATCAGTCAATATGATATCACCGATAATAGCACCAAGCTTGTCTATGGGTATGCCTTCTTTCTTGGTAGCACCAGTTCTTTGTACAGCACCAACGATTTCTGCATTAGCAAAGGGAGCGTGTGACTCACTCATCATAGTCACGACTTCAGAGGTTTCATTGTCTGTGCGAGTTTTGAAATAGTTGTCTAGTGTCTTGACAGTCCTTACTTCAAACTTCTCGCCAGCATTCGCACCTCTCGCTATAATAATATCAAACTTCAGCCCATCGAATGTAAAACTGTAACTAGGAAACTTAGAACTATTTGGAGATATGGAATTAAAAGCTACACTCTCAAGGCTGGTATCTTTTCGCAACTGCATCTTCAGATGATCTATCAATTCCTTGCTAGTATCATTATCTTTATTGATAAGTTGAAGCCTAAACTCCCGAACAGACTTGTCGTTTGTTCCTGGTTTGCCTTTTGGATAAAGAGGAGCAACCTGATAGTTCTTTATCTTTACGATAGAGTTCAGGTTCTCTCCAATTTTTTCGTATACTTCCATACTCATGTGACAGTAGATTCCTCTTGTTTCTACTATTTATGAGCAAAGTATTGCTAGTGCTATTCCTAGAATTGTGAATGTGAGTGATACTCTCAACTTAAATTCTGTATCCTGCATATCAGATTTCCTCATTTAGCCATTCTAGATATTTCTATAGCTTGTTCTTGGTTTGTGATAGGTATTGCGTTTGATTTATGCATGGTGGCGATTCCGACAATGTAGTTTCCTGTGTAGACTGGAGACTCTTTTCTTCGTCCTGACTCTGGGACTCCATGAACTGGGCTCTTCGTCTGGCTTGGTATCTTATTCTGTTTTGGAACTGTTGTCGTCGGTTCATATGGCACAAATTTCCTTTTCTTTGGTTTTAGTTTACCAGATATATATGCAACATATTCATCTAGTGTATCGAATTGACATGAGTGCATATGTTTACGCCTCATCTCTTTATTGTACTGTCTCCACTGAACCTCTGCTTTTACCATGTCGAGCTTCTTCGCTTTGCGCTTCTTCGATCTCGGAGCGTAAACACCTTTAATTATATGCATACTCATTGAGTACACTCAATTGACTGGATGATTTTTTCTTCTATAGCCATAATATACATACCTCAAGTGATCTATACCCATCTGAGTATTTTTAGGATACTCACCATTGAACTCGGCTTTCAGTAAGTCTTGTTCACTGATCAATTGTTTATAATTATGCACTATTTCTGTCCAATTGTCAAGCATTTTCTTTGACAATTTTTTAAGGTAGCTTTCTGATAATATTGGATCTTTTTCAACGTTCTTTGCGTATTGAGCCATTATGTATATGGGTACTGTTGAACTGATGCATCCATCAGCAAGTTCCATAGCCTCAATGTCCAGAAAGACTCCTTCGGTTGGAGTCATTACCATGAATAATAGTCCTTATATAGTTTCGTGGTGATGCTATTTAGTATTACAAAAAGATTGACACGGGTTTTCGAAATGTATAAATAGACGCATGGGTGCGTGTGAATGTGTAACAACACAAGAGGCAAGTGTGATCGTTTTTAAACAACTCACAGAAGGAATAACTGGGGTAGCATCTCGTATGCAGGTGGGGTTCCTCCCAGTCACGCAAACTATTTAGAAAAGGCAGCTTTTAGTTGCCTTTTTTATTGGGCAGATTCCTTACTAACTTTCGTCTGATAATCTTTTACGGCAGTCTTTATAGCATCTTCTGCAAGGACTGAACAGTGAATCTTTACTGGTGGGAGAGCAAGTTCTTCGGCTAGTTGTGTATTCTTAACCTGACTTGCATCCTCAAGATTCATGCCTTTGACCCACTCAGTCAGAAGACTAGAAGACGCAATAGCACTACCGCATCCATAAGTCTTAAACTTGGCATCAGTAATAATGTTGTTTTCTACCTTAATTTGAAGTCGCATAACGTCTCCACATGCAGGTGCTCCAACCATACCAGTGCCTACATTAGGATCGTTCTCGTCCATCTTGCCGACATTTCTGGGATTCTCATAATGATCTAATACTTGCTTACTGTATGCCATAAGGCACCGGCACCTCTATTAGCTACTGAGTGGATTCTTTAACGAAGAAATTTGGTATGTGACCATCGAAGCCACTACCAGAGTTTAACAGCACTTTCATTCGTTCTGCTTCTTTAGCACTAGTCGTAACGAATACGTTCAATCCAGAAGACTTCTCTAGCACGTGAAACTCTTTATTAACCTTATCTACAAGGTAGAGCATTACTTATTCTCTAGCTTCTTGATTCTTTCATCCAACTCGGGCCATACATCAAACTCATGTAACTCTTTACATGGATGGCTATTTTTCTCTAGATCAGCAATTCTGGCTTCTAGTGCGTCTATCTTTTTAGATACATTAGGATACTTGGTTTTCCATGCAATATTCTCTTTGTCAAGAATATCGATACCATACCTTTCCGTTGCCCAATCTGCGATGTCATCAAATTTGTTATAACACCAAATTCCAGCTCTTGTGTCTTTGAACCATTTAGTCGATGCGGCACCCAATAGTGATCCCGCAACACTGCTTACTATCCACAACCACATATAATTCTCTCCTAGCTTAAATACCTATTTACTAATCTATGCAATCTACCACTTTTCATTAATGAATGAAATCTATTCCAATATCCTATCATAATTCCTTTATTTAAATCCGCCAAAGTTTGGTTTTTTATCTCCGGCTCGTTTTCTGTAAGATATAACACTATCGTTATTACCCTCTTGTTTTTCATCTTTCATGCGACTAGCAAAGTTACCTTTATCTGCAACAGGAGTATCATCAACTAAGTCTTGCGCTGATTCTTCAGCATCAAATAACTTCATTTTAGATCGATCAATTCCAATTACAAAACGTTTCAGATAGTTTGTGTCGCCCCACCTGTTCTTCAATTGCTTTACCATAAGTTGTCCTAAACCCTCTAACTCTTCAGTAGAGATTAGACCAAACATAAAGTCAGCAGTAGCAGGTAGACCAAAAGACTCAGAAGTATCTTCTAAGTTTAAGTCTGAACTACTATAACCAGTACGAGTTGTCTGTGTCGCACTTAAGATTGGCACATTAAACTCTACAGCTAAACCCCGTAGTTCTTCTGCAATTGCCTTAATCAAAGTGTATGAGTTGACATTTGCACCTGCTTTCATTCTTGAACTCGTACATATATTTAGATAATCTATATAGACGATATCTGGGTGAAAGTTCTTTTTTAGCTTTAATTCATTCAAAAGGTGTCTAAAATGTGCAGAACCTGCACTGGCTGTGGGATACTCTTTGACGATCAACTTGCCAGTTGTCTTGCCTTTCACTCTATTAACTCGCTTCATGTATACATCTTTAGGTATTTCTTGAAGTGCATCAATTGTAGTGTTTAGTAGATTAGCGTCAATACGTTCAGCAATCTTTTCTTCTGCCATCTCCATAGTAATGTATAGAACATTTTTGCCGTCCATAAGATTGGCTGCCGCACAATGAGTCATGAACAATGTCTTACCAACACCAGTACCTGCGAGAGCAATACTCAGAGATTTACGAGACAAGCCACCTTTAGTGATCTTATTGAATAAGTCTAAGTCAAACGAAACTTTGTCTTCTTTCGTATGATAGAAGTCATATCGATCTTCTGGTTGCTCAAGAAAGTCATGACCAATGTTCTGGTCGAAAGACACACCAAGCGCCTTAGTCAATAGATCAGGAATAGAACCCTTATCTAAGTCGTTGTGATTACCATCTAACACAAGAATGGACTCACGAACAGCGTTGAAGACTGCTTTGTCTTGGCAGAATTTCTCAGTTTTATCTACGATCCACTCTAAGTCAGTTTTAGGATCGTACTCTAGACCTTCAATCATCTCAACTATAGTAGTGTACTGGTCGTCTGATATATTGCTTTTTTCATCAATAGCAATCTTTAAGGCGCTTTTTGTTGGCACACTATTGTAGTCTGAGATATATTGTGTTATTGTTTTAAACACCATTTTCTCAGTAAAGTCACCGAAGTAATCTTCACTAAGAAATGGTATAACTCTACGCATGTAGTCTTCATTATGTAAGAGTCCCGCAAGAACGGTGTTTTCAATCATTCGCTACTGTCTCCTCGTCAGCGATTTCAACTTGAGTGTCATCATTGATGAGACCCGCACTAGTGGCAATAGTATACACGTTTTCAATGTGTTTGGCAAGACTAGTTTTCTCAAACATCATCAGCCAGAAATCTTTATTGTCAACGATCTCTTTTGCTCTCATTAACTTCTCAGTTAAGACTTCACCAGTATCAGGATTGACTGCTTCGTACCATCCAACTTTTGGCTTATGTACAAAGCCAGCTTTCTCTGCTACTTCAAGTAGTCCAGACCACTTCATGATACCACCATCAAACGTAACGGTAATTGGTATCTGAGACTTCTCACGCACATGTCGAGACTTCTCAATATTGATAACAAAGTGATAACCCTTGATCTCAGTACCTTCTTTCTCTTGCCTACGTCCGATGATCCAAATAGCATCAGCAGAATAGTAAGCACCAGTACCGCCAGACACGATGTCTTTAGGAAACATACCAATCTCTTTGTACGTGTGATTCACACAGATCAAAGGAATATCTTTCAGATTAAGATGAGGCGTTACAATTCGAAACAAAGATTTCATCTGCTTTGCACGTGACATATCAGCCACAGACTTACCGTCAATAGCATCATCTACTTCTTTCTTAGAAGCAAGGTTACCAATTGAGTCAATAACAATACAAACATTGTCGCCTTTGTTTAAGTCATTCAACTGATTTGTGATATCAAATTTCAATTGTTCAACGTCTGTGATAGGTGTGTGAATAACACGATCCATATCAATACCGAAAGACTGAAAATACTCAGGCGGTGTACCGAACTCTGAATCATAAAACAGAATTACACTGTCTTTATACTTCTTCTGGTGTGCGGCTGCCATTAGCAACGCAAATGCAGATTTAAAGTGTTTAGATGGACCCGCTAACATTAGCAAGCCTGGACTTAGTCCGCCATCTAATCGACCAGACAATGCAACGTTCACCATAGGCACTGATGTTTGTGCCATATCTTTCTTACCAAAGACTTTAGAGTCCATAATAGGTGCTGTTGATTTGATCGTTGAGTTTTTAGCCAATCTTTCCATTAACGATGTCATATTCTATTCTCCATTCATAATTTTATAAAGCTTATCGGCAAACGCATCGATCTTTTCATATCGATTCGGCCAATAAATATAGTCTTTCTCTGGATTCGCTTTCAAGTTATCCAGTAGTGGTATGATGTTATCATACAGGGTTTTTGCACGTGTGTCAACACTTTTAATCTTTTCTACAAGAACTTCGTGTTCCTCGTTTGCCTTTCGAACTGATTCCAGTTCATGTTCGTCTACGGCTGTAAAGCCGAAATCAAATAAATCGTCTGTCATGAGAAAAATCCCTCCAATGAGTTTATGTGTTCAAGTTCCCAGTTGATAGCATCAGACACCATCTTCAACGGCTCTTTGAACGTTTTGTTAAATTGAGTTTCATAGTCAACATCACTATCTAGACCAAACTCTTTAGGCAAAAACTGC